GTTGCAAAAAGTATTTTTGTTATGTTTGCAACATACCAATACTACAACCTAAAAAATATCACATTACAATAAGTGGGCATAGAAAACCTACTTGTAAAAAACACATCAATCAAATTAACGCACTTTTTGTGCGTTAGTTTGTTTGGGACTACCACTTGTCAGTAAAAGTTTTAAATGTGTCTCCACTAACATAATCTTGTTTACTATTACTTTTTAGGTTTGATTGCTTTAAATTCTTTAACAAGACATAAGTTGTTTCAGTATATCCTATTACTCCTTTTTCACTTACTGCTTTTCTTTTACTAATTTTTTTAGCCCAAGAAATTTTAATTAAACAATTTGCACAATTAACTTTAGTACCTGCCAATACAGTTTGAATAGTATTACCTTTTTGAAATTTAATACCACAAAGTGCTTTACCAAAAAGATATTCACTATAATTATCAGCAACTAGATGTGTCATATATCTAGGTGTTGTAACTTCCCAATTTGTTTTATCCTTCATACTCTATATATGGTCAACTTTTGTAAAATATTCCGTTGTTAATTTATTTTATATTCTTACTTGTTTTCCTTTTTCTTTTTTTCTTTATGGTCGAGTATATTGCTTATGCCGTGTCCTGAACAAAACGGCGTTTCTACATCTCCATAAGGAGACCAAAATGAAAACACAGGCTCAGTACAACCTTTATAGTTACACATTTAAACGCCACCTACTTTCACTTTCAATAACTGCCAAGTTAAATGCTGAGTTATTGATTTCTTTTTGGCTTAATTTTTTACTAGCTTTTAGTTCACTTAGAACTAATAAGTATGCTTCTTCTCTGTTCATTTGTATTTCTCCTTTGTTAATTTCGTTCATACCTTATATAAGGTGTAAAGTTTTAAGGATTACGCAAGAATTTTATTTATTTTTATTATCTTGTGAAATAAATCACAACGCCTAAGTCTGCGCCTAAGTCAGATTATTGACTATCCCAAGTCTCTATCAAGGCAAACACAATCTCCTCTAGCTTGTCCAACTCCATAACAACCAAGCCATTAGATGTACCGTCAGGCATAGCAACAAACAAGAATGGTCTTGTATCTCCTATGCTTGTGTTTGTATCTGATTGTTCTTTAGCTTTTAGATACTTTGTCCATAAGGTTTGTACTTGTTTCCCTGCTTTAACTTCTACTCTGACTTCTCCCTTCCAAGATTCCTCGTTACCCATTTGGCTTCTAAACTTTGTATCAGGTATGTTGAGCTTCTTCCTTGCAAGGTTTTGTTTCCTGCGACCTTTGTTCTTATTAGTTAGCCCACGCTTTTGATTGTCTGACCAACCTTCTCTATTCTTAACAGTCTTTTGTCCCATACCTTGTAACCCTGCGTGCTTCCTTCTCTTGTAGTCAGAGAATGTTTCATCAGGTTGCCACTCTAGTTCACTCACTTAACACACTCTCCACTATGTCCATACTTACTAAAAAGTTATTTACAGACTTAAGTTTATCAAACTCTGATACTGGGACAAGTAAACAATGAGCAAACCACTTCTTACCTTGTGCATTCTCATTAATAACCTTTATAGTTCTATACTTATCTTCTTTAATCCAAGTCAGTAAGTAAGGTTGCAATACTCTTGGTTTCCAAAACCTAACAAAGTTAGTTGGGTAACTCCAGTACATCATAAAGTCTGCAAACGTTTTCATCTGACAACCAATCTGTAAGTCTCCATTCTCCTGTTCAATAAGATATTCCAACGCTACGTTGTTTGTATCTACTATCTGCGTATCTGTTTTGACCTCTATGTAATTGTCTTTTAGTTCTTGGTTGAACACCCAAATATCTGCACCTTGTAGTTGTTCTGACATACGAGTTGGTCTTGCGTGGTATTTGTTTCCTGTTTCGTCTGTAAGAGTATTGTAATGCTTTAGTATTAACTGCTCTCCCATTTTTCCAACTTTGTCTTGGTCTGCAAAATTGTAAGTTTGTATCATTTAACTCCTCATCTAAATCGTCTAATATTACTTCGTCAAAAATCATAGTCCCAACAATGTTCCGAACTGTACCAATGTTTCCCCCTTCCGTCATTATAGAAAAGCCAACTAGCAATCCTTGTATTTAATACTGGGTCTCGTCTATCGCCAGTAAAATCTAATTTATCTTGTAGCCAGTTCCAAGTCGTATCATTCATAGCAAACAAACCAATATCTTGCGTGCCATTAGTATTGTTATTATAACTTCTTGGTCTGCCAGTTGATTCACAAAATACCATTAGGCTAGCTTGCAAAACATCTTCTTCTTTGAAGTATGTTTGTAATAGAGGAATCCACTCTTGGACTACTTCTACTTTATTATATTGTTCCCTGCAATCAATAAACTTCTCTAAGTTATCCACGCTCGGTGGCATAATCAAGAGACACGAGATTACACCTTCAATAATTAAAGAAGGCATTACTACTCCTTACTTTGTTAAGTTAAGACGTTCTCTGTAAGTTAGTATGTTTCCTGTGATTGTGAATACAAATTTTGTTATCACATAACAAAGTACCACGATTTGTGGTAAGCTGATTTCCACAAAACATACAACTTGTTCCTTTTACTTTCATAGGAATAAGTTTAATCGTAAATTTTGTAATTTGTGATTAAAATATAAAAAAAGACCTTTGATACTAGCAATAGCTTCAAGGGTCTTTTTAATTATGCTTTTATGTGATTGGTAAGTTTTCTTCTACCTGCTTTGCCTGAGCCTTTTCTTTCATCAACGTTAAACATATTGACTTCTAATTCTATTGTTATAGTGTCCTCTTTATTAACATCTTCAAGAGCTTTAGTTACATTGACCCAAAGTGTATTACCATTTACATCTACAACTAATTTTTCTTGGCTTCCATAAGGAGTTTCTGCATAATATCTGTTAGTAACAATCCCTATAACTTCTTGTAAACCATTACTTAAAGGTGTAATTTTTTCATTATTAAACTCAATTAATTCTTCGTTACTAACTTCTTTTGGATATTGTGCCAAAAATGGTAAAGTTGCAAGATACTTTTCGTATTCCTTATCTGATTTTATTGATTGGTTTTCCCATTTTTTAACAGTACTTAGAGCTTTATATTCAACTTTTTCTCCCCAACATTTGAAGCAAGTACCAGTTTGATATGTATAAATACCTGCACCACCACATCTAGAACATTCAAGCTCTACATAAGGCATTATTTTTCCATTCTTATTAGGACGATAAACTAATGTAAACTCTGTTCCTAAAACTTCTGATTTATATGTTTCATTCATACTATGAATAATAATCAAAGATTATAAAGTATGCAAGTCGAAAAGAAGATTTATTACATTTGTGTAATTGCACCAACAACAAGCAATATTAAAGTTGATGTAGCAAAAAGTTCTTGTCTTGAGATTTTAGTATTTATCTTATTTTCTATGTCGTCAATTCTATCGTGTAATCTATCTTGATTTTTCAATATAAGTTCTAGCATTTCCTTGTTTGTATATCCGTTACTCATTACTCTCCTCACAACTCATTTGACCATACTTAGCGTTGCATATTGTTACATACGTTCCTCTATCATTCTGAGTTGTTGTACACATTATTTTCTAAATCCTATCGTTAACAACCATATAGCCAATGTAATTAATGTAGCTATTGCAGTTATTTGTTGAGCTTGTCCAGTCAATGTTAAAGTTGCAATTATCAAACCCACTAAAGTCCACGCAAGGTTAAGCGTTTCTTTTACTGCTTGTATAAACCAAGACCACAATTTATTTATCAATCAAATCTCCTCATAGCAAACGATACAATCCTAACCAAGATTGTCGGCACTATTACTTCTTGTGCCTTTTCTTTTTGGTCAGTCGTCATATCATTTGCGATACTATCTAAATTTATTGCGTCTAAATCTATGTCTATAATAACACTTACAGGCGAAGCAACAAAAGACTCAAAGGCAATTTCTGTGGTAGCGTCAGCTAATGTAAACTCTTGGTCTGAATCATTCTTAGCAAACTCTACGGCTCTCTCTACAAACTCATCTACTGCTTGTGCTACATTCTCATCAGTCTTAACTGCTTCTGCAATTATCTGTACATCTTCTGTTTCTGTAAACCCTAATACTTCTGCAACAACTTCGGTCTGTTCTTCTGTTAGGACTTCTTCTTGTGCAATCGTGATAACTTCTTCAACGACTTGTGCTACAACTTCAATAACTTCTTGGCTAACTTCTGCAAGATTCTCCACTCCGACATCATTAATTTCTTCCAAGATTTCAACAACTTCTTCGGTCTCAAGTTCTTCAACAAATTCTTCAATAGCTTCTTCCTTTGCTTCCTCATACTCTATAAGTTCTTCTTCTGTATATTCCTCAAGTTCTTCTTCTGTAACTTTAGGAATGTCTAAAACAATTATTTCCTCTATAACTTCTTCAAGCTCTGCTACTTCTATCTTGACTTCTTCTTCTGTAAGTTCTACTTCTTCTTCAACAACTTGCTCTTGAACTTCTGTTTCTGCTTCTGACTCATCTGTAAATACTTCTTCGACCAACTCATCTTCTATAATCTCATCTTCTATTTCTATAATTATATCTTTTGGTATGTCCTCAAATATAATTTCTTCTACTTCAACTTCTTCTAGTTCTTCAAGGAACTCCTCAACTTCAATAAACGTTTCAATAAATTTTTTAGCTTCTTCCTCGCTATCAAATTCAAATAACTCAACTTCTTCTTTAAGTTCAAGTTCTTTAACTTCAAACTCCATTTGTTTTTCAAGTTCTTCAATCTCTTGTTCAGTAAGCTCAATAAATTCTTCTTCAATAAATTCATCTTCCACTTCATCAACCACATCAACATCATTGAAAAGTTCTTCTTCGGTATCGTATTCTTCTTCATAATCTTCTTCTTCATAAACTTCTATAATTATAATGCAATCGCCACGTTCAATCTGTGCATTAGTCATAAAACAACCAAACTCTAATTCATTATCTATACGCTCTTGGTCTCTTTCAATAGTGCCGTCATTGACATCAGCTTGGGTATAAGTTTTATCTACACCTTCTACAACAATATCTACAATTATTTCTTCGGGTGGTGGTGGTAAAGGCTCAGGCTCAACATAAACTTCTTCT